CAAGGCGGAGATCAAGATCTGGAGACAGAAGAAGGAAGCAGTGATGTCCGCCCTGAAAGAGGCTGCTTCGCGCCGCCTTTCGACGGCGTTCGCCATTGCCACTGCCGACGCCCTAGTCGGTAAACCAGTCTTCTTTGTTCATGAGTTCGACTGGCGTGGTAGGATCTATCCAGTGTCTGCGGGACTGTCTCCGCAGGGTACTGACCTAGAGAAGGCACTGCTCAGGTATTCGGAGCGGTTCCCCTTGGGTAAGAACGGTCTTAATCGTCTGAAGATCTGGGCTGCAGGATGTGCAGGTGTTGACAAGGTGTCGTTCGAGGATCGCATCAAGTGGTGGGACACGACATGGGGCAACAGCCCTGATCCCGACAACGACATGAGGTGGTCCGAGTATGACGATCCGTTCCTGTTTGCTCAGGCCGCACGTGAGATCAGGAGGGCAATCGCGTCGGGCTCTCCTGCCACGTACATGAGCAACATCTCAGTCTGCGTGGACGGATCGCAGAACGGTCTACAGCACCTGTCAGCCATGGGCAGGGATGAGATCGGTGGCGAGGCGGTTAACCTTGTCGACGGGGACGTGCCACGTGACCTGTATGCGGCTGTCGGTAATCTTGTCTTTGTCGCCGTGGATGGCGACGCACAGGAGATGCTGAAGAGTGGCAACGCGACCGATGAACTTGGTCAGCCTCTTCCTCCGCTGGTGTGGCAGGAGCAACTGGAGGTCGCCAAGGCTAGGCGCAAGACGGTCAAGCGATCTGTCCTCGCCTATCCATACGGCGTTACCAAGTCAGGTATGTGCAACGGTCTGATGGAGGACGGCTTCACAGATGGTCTTCCCGGATCCAAGCACAGGAACGCTTGGTATCTAGCCGAGAAGATCGATCTCGCTGTTCGCGATGTGGTGATCTCCGCTGCCCGCCTGATGGATTGGTTCAGGTCCGTCGCTGAAAGTCTTGGAAGTCGCGGTATTCCGCTGTATTGGGAGACTCCGGTGGGATTCCCCTGCTGCATGCGGTATGCCGTCAAGTACGAGAAGCGCATCGAGGTGAATGGATTCAAGTTTGCCGTGTACGAAGATACGGATGAGATTCACACGGCTGCTCAAATCAGGGGTGTCGTAGCAAACATCGTGCATTCATTCGACGCATCACACGCCGTGCGCACTTGTCTGCGACTGGTGGGTCAAGGATACAAGTCGTTTCACTTTGTGCATGATTCGTTTGGTTGCCACGCAGGTCGTGTCGACTATCTGAACGCGGCCCTGCGTCAGGAGTTCGTCAGGATTCACTCCGAAGACCTCATCGGCTGGTTCAAGGCGTATGCTGAAAGTCATGCCGTGGCGGTAAACGTCATTCCTCCATCTGGCAAACTAGATCTTGAACAGGTCAAGACATCCAAGTTCTTCTTTGCCTAATTACCCCACGTAAATGAGGAAACACATGAACATCGCTCTGATAGACTCAGACGTCATTGCCTATCGTGCTGCTATCCTATGCGAGGATGCAGACGAAGCAGATGCTATAGACCTATGCGACAGGATCCATGAGACGTGGTTGGATGCCGCCCACTGCGATCTCCCCGTAAGGTGCCTGACGGTCGGTAAGTCGTTCCGTGTGACGGCTTGGCCTGACTACAAGGCAAACAGGGCCTCAAAGCCCCGCCCTCGCCACCTTCAGGCTGTGCGGCAGCACATTATCGACAGTGGCAGCATGATGCATCCCAGTTGGGAAGCCGACGATATCATGGGATTCATTCACACCGGCAAGCCGTTGTCCGGTGAGTTCAGTACGGTCATTGTCACGGTGGACAAGGACCTTGATCAGGTGCCAGGATGGCATTGCAATCCCGACAAGGAGACCGTCTACGAGGTCTCACCCGAGGATTCCGAACTGTACCGTTGGATGCAGGTTCTGTCGGGAGATACGACCGACAATTACGCTGGCATCCCGGGAATCGGTGAAAAGAAGGCACTCAAACTTCTTACCGATGTACCGACCTGCGATCTTGAGAAGACCGTCAGGGCCATCTATACCGAGAAGGAATTGGATGACAAGTATCTGTCCTCCATGATCACCTGCTCATCAATCATTCAGTACACCGAGGAGATCGAATGCGCGTTGTTGTCTCAGGATTCGAGCGAGGAGTCCACTCTAGTGTCTTTCCTGCGGTCACTCAGGCCACCGCATTTCTTTCAAGGAAAGGCTTCGATGTCGTCAACCCAGTGACGCAAGACAACAAGACGATGTGGCCTACTGGCATCTCTCCGCCATCCAAGGCCTTCAGGAACCTCGCCATGGTCGAGGATGTCAAATCACTCAGCGAACCGGGTGTTAGTCTTATTCTGCTTCCAGGTTGGACGCAGTATCCCGAAGCGCTTGCCATGGTGGCCGTGGCTGAAGCCATGGGGCGCACAATCACGGAACTTTCCGAACAGTTCCTAGCCAAGGAGCCAGAATGTCTAGAGTCCTCGTAATCGGAGACACCCACTGCCCCGCAATGCACAAGGGGTATGTGCCGTTTCTCAAGAAGGTGCAGAAGAAGTGGAAGACCTCAAAGACGATCCACATCGGTGACGTCATCGACCATCACTGCATCTCGTTTCATGACAAGCATCCAGACAACGAGGGTGCTGCTGCCGAGTACAAGCAAAGTTACCTTCAGATTGCGGCGCTGTACTCGAATTGGCCCGACATGGTGGTTACCATTGGCAACCACGATGCCCGTGTGCGTCGTCTGAATTCCAAGATCGGCATCCCTGCCATGTATCTCAAGGAGTTCAACGAACTGTACGGAACCAATACATGGAGGTGGGTCGAGTCGACTGAAATCGACAATGTCCACTACTACCATGGCGAAGGAGCGGGAGGTCAGCATCCTGCCTTCTCCGCTGCCAAGATGCGCATGCAGCCTACCGTCATGGGACACTATCATTCCGCTTGCGGAGTGTGGTTTCAGGCAGGACCCACCCAGAAGGTGTGGGGAATGAATGTCGGCTGTGGCGTCGACCGCAGCCACTGGTCAATGCAGTACGGTGCTGCATTCCTGAAGAAGCCGATCATCGCATGTGGCGTCGTCATCGACGGGACGCCGTTCGTGGAGACCATGGACCTATGAAGACCCCAAAGGACTGGGAGATCATGATCACTGCCATCACCAAGTCAGTGATCGAAAGCGGTGCCCCCAAGGAAGAGTGGGAAGACCGCATCCGCCACGGACTGAAGATCGTCATGAACCTCACCAACGCCGCGCTGGCAAAGGAGACCAAGTGAAGAAGAACCATCTCGACAAGTTGATCAAGTTGACCGGAGACCTCGAGGACGTGTGCCTCAATAACGAGAGCATGTCCCGATCCGAGATCGATCTCAAGATCTCGTCCATCTACGTTAAGATGACCGAGACCGTTGGTGCCATCATGCTTGACATGGATGAGCCCAGTGGAGCACTCGAATGACAATCAGTGAACTGCGCCAGTTACTGTCCGTGTGGCAGAACAGGCTTGGTCTTGGTGTCTGGAAGATCAAGGTCAAGTGGGGGGTTGTAGATGGGGCTCACGGTCACGTGTCCTTCGATGTCCTGCACCGAACCGCTGAGATCCACATCAACAAGCCGTCCAAGTTACCGGATCCCATCAAGGTGGAGTACGTGCTGGTGCACGAACTGCTTCACCTAGTTCTTGTCGAACTAGAACTGGTAGAGAAGGCAAAGCCCGACACCAAGGAAATGGTTCTCGAGCGTGTCGTGAACCAACTGACGAACGCATTTCTGGAGCGAAACAAGCAATGAACAAGACCAACAACGGCAAGCCCAACATCTTCTTCTCCCCGACCCTCAAGTCCCCTCTCGGCTCGGCTCTCTTTGCCAAGTTGGAGGAGCCCGATGTCTTCAAGGGTGGCGAGCCGACGTGGAAGATCACCGTCGTCTTCGATCCCAAGGACAACGAGTACAACGCATTCATGACGACCCTCGCGCAGTTCGCTGCCGACTTCGCCAAGGATTGCGGTAAGACCGTCGATCCCAACTCGATCCTGCGTACCGACAAGAACACCGGCATGCCGTGCATGACCTTCAAGTCGAAGGCTCGTCAGGGCGATGATGGCAAGTTCATCAAGATCCAGGTCGTCGGTGGCGACAAGCAGCCCACCAACGAGCCGTGGAACGGCGACAAGGTCCGTGTTGCCTTCAAGTTCGGTGGCTGGACGTCTCCGTTCGGTGCGGGCATCAAGCCCTACCTGAGCGCTGTTCAGGTCGTCGAGCGTCGTCCGAAGCAGTCCGGTGGGTTCAACGCCGTCAACGTGTTTGACGACGCGCCCGCCGAGGTGGAGACTCCGTTCTAATGGTGCACGTCTTTCAGATCGATCCAGTCCCTGCTTCGAGGCCTCGAGTCTCGAAGTACGGGACCTACTATCTGCCCACCTACCGTGCATTCAAGAAGCAGATGCAGGAACTGGTAGCCAAGGATCGCAAGCAGTTCAAGAAGGCCGAGGGGCCGCTCAACGTAGTCGTAATGTGCTGCGTTGAGCGGCCCAAGACGACCAAGCGGGACTATCCAACGGGTGACGTAGACAACTACGCCAAGGCCGTTCTGGATTCCCTCAATGGCGTCATGTGGGATGACGACGATCAGATCCTCGAACTGGTTGTCCGCAAGGCGTACTGCGACGATGATAAGCCTTTTATCTACGTGGAGGTAAATGCAGACGAAACAATCCAAAGTCATCTCCCGGCGGAGGTGTCCAAGATGCGCAAGCAACGGAAGGGATCAAAGTGCCGACAATCTAGCCGTGTACGATGATGGACACTGCTACTGTCACGCTTGTAGTCACTATGAGAATGGCGACAAACCTCAGGAGATCAAGCCTAGAATGAGCATGCATCTATTGAGTGGAGAGTACAAGGATCTTCCCCACCGTCGACTGTCGGCCGATACCTGCCGCATGTACGGCTATGCCAC